CGCTGAGCAATCTGCGCCAACCGGCGCGCGTCGTCGACGTTGCCCGCGGCATCCGCCGCGCGCAATGCCTGCATTACTTGGTCAAGGTTGGCCATTGAGGTACTTGCCGATTAACGCGTCTTCATCGTCTGCAGGAGCTGCGGGCGGCGCAACAGGCGCGCCGCCACCCGGCGCAGCGGGCGGTGTTGCCACGCGGCGTTGTTTGGTGAGTATCTGTGCGCGCTTGGCTTCGATGAAGGCTTTGAGCGCAGCATCCTTTTCTTCTGGCGATTTGTCAGGATCACCTAAAGTTGTACGGAGTTCCTGCCCTTCTACCAGAGTGAACTGAGCACCGAAAGTCTGGCGCAGCAATGGCAGCACTTCGTTGTCGATTTTCTTCATGTACTCGACGCGCGCCGCGGCCGGATCGCCGACTTTCATACCCAGCTGGCGTTTGACGGTATTCACCCCCTGGCCTGCCAAGGTATACGTGGCTTTCTGCCCCAATGTGTGCAGGTCTTTAACCACTTGTTCCAGATGCGGCATCGAGGCTTCCAAATCTGCCAGACTCGCATCCGCGATACCTGCTTCTTTGCCCACTTCGGTGGCATGTGCGACTTCTCGCGCATGCTCAGGCGTCTGGTTGGGAGCCAGTGTTTTCGGCAGCGTAGCCGCCACTGTGCCGGGGGCCGCGCCAGGCTGCAGCACATCTTGGCTTCCGCCGCGGTCAAGCACCTGCTGCGCGCGCTTCACGGCGAAAAACTCATTGCGTTTGGCTTCACGTTGGTCGGGCGGCAGCGCATCCAGCGACCTGAGATAGTTGATCTCTTGAATGGTGGCCGCTGGCATATGTTCGGCCGCGGGGCCGCGTGCTTTGATGGCGTCCGCGCGGATCTGCGCAGCTTCCTTGGTCGCCCCAGCCTGCCGCGTCGCCGCCTGGTCGCGCTGGTACAAGTCCTGCATGTGGCGCAGGTCTTTGTTGGTTTCCCCACGCTGAGTGTCCAGCGCTTTCTGCCGCTGGTCGATTTCCTTCTGCGCGGATTCCGCCATGTACTGACCGACGGCCTGGGCTTGCGGGTCCGGGTGGCCCATGAGTTCCATGCCGCGCTTCAAGCGCGCTTCCGGCGTCGGCTCTTGCCCGGCGCCGCTGAGCGCTTGTGCCAAGCGCTCGCGCTTGGATGTGGCCAGATCTCCCGCCATGTTGTAGGCACGCTTACGCTCGCCTTCGCCTTGAATGCCTTGCACTGCGCTGGTGAGCACACGCGCCACCGGGCTGCCGATGAGATGCCCGCCGACGTTCTCGAGTTCGGCGCCCTGCATCGACTTCTGGCGCAGCGCGTTGGCCAACTGCAGCCGGTCTTGGATGTCCGCTTCGGCGAGCTGGTCGTCGATGGGGCTTGATTGCGGGCGGCGCATGAACTTCATGGGAAGATACTCTGCATCCAGTTGTACACGTCAGGCGCGGCCTTGACGCCGTTCAGCGCGAAGTTCAGCCAGTCCGTGGTGCTCTGATTCTTGGCATTCTTGTCGGCCGTCTGCTGGTTGTACTGCGCGAGCATCGGGCCGAGCACGTCCTGCACGCTGCCCGCCGTGCCGTTGCCGAAGCCCATGTTGGCCGACGTGTTACCACCCATGGTGTTGATGGCGTTCAGCGGTGTCTGGATAGCGGCCTGCTGATCAGACACCCCTTGGCGGTGCGCCTCCGTGTCGAGCCCAATGCCGCCAATGGCGGCGCGGCTCAGCAGGTCGTTTTCGTTCTCACCCTGACGCGCCATGGCCTCGTTGTAGGCCTGCGAGCCGGGCTGCAACCCCCAGTTGACGAGCTGCGTGTGCAGCGCGTCGCGTTCCCGCTGAATTTGCGGGGACAACCGGGACATGATGGCGTTTTGCCCGGTCATGCCGGGGTTGACCGTCATCTTCGGGATCTTGTTGAAATTCAGCGTCGGGTTCGACAACACCCCACTGGCGTTCTTGACGGCACCGGCGTAGGTCTTGTCCTCTTGCGCCTGCGCGCTCGTCAGCGTCGGGTTGAGCTTGGTGGTCAGCGTCGCTGGACCACCATTTTTGCCGGGAGTCCACGACTGCAACCCACCGGGTGTCACGGTGTTGATGCGATTGGCGTTGACCGCGCTCAGCCAATTGGGGGTTTGTGTTGCCATGGTCAGATCCTTACGGCCGCGTGCCGGACTGATAGGACGGCGGCTTTCGCCCCCGATTGCGCAGCGCTTTGGCTACTCCTGACGCCCCCTTGGTGATGAGGCGTTCCGGGCCGGCCGCACCGGCGCCTGCGCGCCCAACGATGTCGTGGGGCATGAACTGGTTGATGTTACTGAGCGGCGCGCCACCGTTGAACAATCCGCTGATGGTACCACCGCCGGGGAGGTTGATGGCGTTGCCGGTGGCGCCCAGCAGCTTGCCGCCCAGTGAGCCGCCAGCATAGCCGCTGGCAAAGCCGCCAAGGCCCGCAAGAGCGTCGTGATTTCCGATCCCTTGATAGAGCCCATTGGCAATACCTGCGCCCAGAGGGCCGCCCACCGCGAAGCCCGCTGCCGTGATCGGAATGCCCAGCAATCGACCCAGCGTCGATTGCATGAACGTCTTTTTGTGCACCTGGCTGCGCGTGCCTTCGCGCACGCCCCAGTCCAGCGCCGCGGCGACGGTCTCGTCCTTCAGCCCCGGCAAACGCTCGCCCGTCGCGTGGTAGTGGTCGAACAGCTTTTTCTGCTCAGGGTCGACGTTCGCCGCGTTGGGCGTCGTTTCCCAGCGGTCGAGGTTTTTCCACAGCTGGGCGTTGCCGCCACCTTTTTCGGTCGAATGCGCCCGTAGCTTCTCGAAGCGCGGGTACATGTCCTTTTCGTCGATGCCTGCGTTCTGCAGGCCGGCGCCAGGCTGCTTGAAGTCGAGGCTACGCGCCGACGCAGGAGGCCCCGCACTTGCGGTGTTCCACCAGTCGCCGCCAAGCGGCATTGTGGCGGCGGATTTGGGGTTCCACCAATCGGCCATCAGAGCGTGCCTCCGATCTCGTAAACAATGTCAGTCGACATGAGCCGAATGCCGATCCCCTGCGTATTTACCACGTAGTGGGGAGAGCAACAATAGCCCAACCCCGTCGCCCCCTGCCAACCGTTGACGATGTTGAAACTGCCCGCCCACGGTGTCGTATCCCACGCGGAAACGTCCCACAGCGACGAGGTAGGCACCGTGGAAACCAGCGTGCTGGTAGGCGTGCTGGTGCTGTAGTCGATGTTGAGCGCCGCGAGCACCGGCGGGTTGCTGGTGGTCGACGAGAAGATCGGGCGCATCATGGTGAAACGCTTGACCTGCGTCGGCCCTTTCAAATAGCTGAACGCCTGCTGCAAATTGCCTTGGATGTTGGCTGTCAGCGTCGTGCTGCCGCTGCGGTACTGATCGCCCAACCCCACCCACGACTGGTACACAACGCCATCGCCTCCTTGATAGAGGTAGTCGTTGAACAGCTCGAAACAATTGGCATCCCAGCCTGTAAACCGCGCCCAGGACTTGGTGATGGTGTTCATCACGTACTGCTCTTGGTTGAGCCCTTCCGAGACAGGCACATTAATCAGTACGGCGTTTTCGCGCGGGTAGGGCTGAACCTCCCATCCGAAATTGTCCTCGTACAAACTGATAGCCGACGACATGGCCGCTTGGATCTTGTCCGACAGAGCGGCGCGCGGATTGGTGCGACTGCTTTGCAGCGCACTCGAGAGCGGCACCAAGCCATCATGGCAGACCACCAGCAGGTCGCCCGCCCATTTGACGAAGCAACGGCGTGCTACCGGCGAGCCGAGCTGCCAGACACCAATCAACTGCCAAGTCGAGGCCGCGGCCGGATCGGTGCCGGAGTACACAATGACCTCGCCTTTGCTGGTGAGAAATACCGCGTTGTCGTCGACACCGTAGCCGGCGTCCACCGTCCAAGTACCCATGGCCATGAGGTAGCCGCCGGCGCGCGCGGTGCCCGCCAGGCTGAATTTCGTCGCCGCGCCGGAAATGGCGCCGGTCGGCAAGTACCACGCGTCGAGCGTTCCGCTCTGCACCATCCAGTACCGGAACTTGTGGACGTTGCAGTGGATGATGGTGTTGGTGTTGACGCCCGTGATGTCGTGAGTGCCGTCGCCGTCTACCCACCACGCCGCGCCATCGTAGCCGATGAGCTTGTCGGCGCCATTCACCGCCATGATGGTGTAGATGCCGCCGCTCGACTGCATGTTGGCGTACTGCCAGCGGTTGTTGGTTTTGCCGGACAATGCCGCGGCGCCCACGGCGCCCGACGCTGTCACGTCGTAGATCTCGCCATTGGTCGCAGCAAACAACTTCTCAGCCGTCGGCGACGTGTAATCCATGAGCGTTTCGACCTGGTCGGGCAACCCCGTGGCCCACACCTCTCGCCCAGGCCGCAAGTAGACGTCCGACGTGCCGGGAAACCAGTTGACCATCTGCACCGCATCTTCGGGCGCCATGGCCGATAGCGCGTCGCGGGCGTTCCACCCGCCGACCGGCGCCGGCATCGTCGTGGTGCGCGAAACGGCGCGCTTGATGGGTTTGCGGGCGAGGTAGGCCATCAGACGCCGTATCCGCTGTCCGGAAGATTGGTCTGGTTGATGAGGATGTTCGAGGGACGGCCGGAGATGAACAACGTCCGCGCGCCTTTCTCCGTCGCCAACACGCTGCTGAGCACCATGCCGTACTCTTGTGCGTAGTCCGTAGTGTCGAACCCTTTGGCCGCAAAATATTTCAGCTTTAAGCCCGACACCAGAAGGTCATCGGCGAAGATGCTGGTGTCGTCGTCCGCTACGAAGCTCGACTGCGCGACGTTGGCACTCGAATACACCCAGCTGGTCGAGGTGTACTCGAAGCCAAGGTATTCGTTCGCGGAGATCATCGGCCAGATCTGGAACTTGTTGCCGAGGATGCGGAAATGGATGCGCGGCCCCGTCGCGATGTAGCCGGACTTCAGCCATTCCCACATCTGCGGACTCGCCGGGCCGAGCATTTCCCAATGACGCGTCTTGTCCCACTGCGTGCGGTTGATAGGTTTGCGGTAATCTGACGGCATAGAGTACGCCGTTTT